ATCTACAGGTCCACCTTGATATTCTTGTGAGATGTAATATTGTTTTAAAAATTCAGACGCATTTGGACTCTCTTCCAATATAAAACTTGGAAGTTGATTTTCTACAATTTGCTGAATCTTTACTCTGTTATCAAAACCTATCTGTATCATATTACTTTCTTATTAAATTTCCGTTTGAATAACTTGAAGTATAAAAATCGTTAATAAATCTTGTTCCAGATATTTCATCACCAGAAGCAATCACATCCCTTAACATATTTATGGTACTATTGTTGATATCCAAAGTCAAATAAAGGTCTCTTAATCCGACTATATCATTTGATTCTGGGAATGCTTGAATCTCAATGACCCCACTACTTAAAGATGTTTCTGTAATGTTTATTGTATTTAAAATAATTTCTCCCTTTTCATAATTAACAGTGCCTACATTTTTGGCAGCAGTCACAACGTTACCATTATCATCAATTTTAAATAATGAAAGAACACCAGTTTTTGCAGATATTGATGCTGGTCTATTCAGAAAAACATTACCAGCTTGAGAGGCACTAGTTATATTTGTTTGTCCTAAATTGACATCTGGAGTATCCCTAAGATATACTGTAGAGGATTCTCCTGATATTTTAAAACCACTGGACTTAATGTTGAGACCTTGTGGTTTTATGTGAAATTGATTACCAAAACACAATTCATATTGTGCGAATTTGTTTAAAACTGGTTTTAAATCTCTACGGATTATAACTTTTGTGATATTTGATGTGATTGCAGTGTTTGTATTGTCAATTACTTGTTGCACTTTACTGTATTTGATTCTCCCACCAAACTTGTTTAAATCCAAAGATTTTGAATAAGAAGTTAAAGAATCTATAACATCTGTTCTTAATGAGTCGGGACTTGATACTTGGGAATTGTTATAATAAACCGCACTATCTAATTCCACATATAGAATCTTCAAATCTACTATTTTCTGATTAATTCCAGAGACTGAATATTTTTTAAGATTGGATAAAATTTGAGATTTATTAAAATCAGAAACAAAAGATCCATTCTTCGGTTTTATGCTTATTTGTACAGTTCCAAATTCTGGTGGATCTAATTCTTCCCCACCAACTACGGATACAGACTCAGTGTCAGGATAGATTGTTTTAATAATTGCCTCATAGTCACTTGATGTAACTGCTCTGTATTGTGAAGAATAAATTCTTGGAGCATAGTATTTGATTGAATTTAGAGATTCAATATCAGATCCATTTTGTGATGTTTGGTTAGTCGTAACTATTATTGTTCCTGGATTTATGATTTGTCCATTATCATCTTCTAAAGTACCAGAGAATGAAAATGATGCGGCACCATTTCCATCTTTTCCATCAGTAACAACGTAATTTGCTGTAATAATATTGCCATCAGAATCAACACCCGTTCCCAATTTCTTTCCAATAAGACCATCTCCAAAAATAAGTTCATATTTTTCATCTTGAACTTCTTGAATAAAATAAACTCTAGAACCTGAATTTATATCAAAAATGTTACTTGATAAATTATATTCAACTCCTCTTCCACTATCAGATTCTTTTTTGATATAAACATTCAAAGTTGATGTGTCAATAAAGAATTGTTTAATATAAATCTCTGATCCAGAGATCCATCATATTCAAATTGTTTTGTTAAGAATGATCCCTGATAAATTGTAATGTTATTAAATGATGCAATGCCAGAAACTACATTTGCGGTAATATTTTCTGGCACTGCAAATGTATATGATGTGTCATTTACATTTCCAACACACACTATACCTGCCTTTAAGGTCAATGTTTGTGTATTTGAGGGTGCTGTTACATTAAATGATATCTGTGCCTTTGATGCCGTTCTAGAACGGGGTGTATATCCGATATTTCTTGCTAAAGATACAACATTTTCTCTAAGAGTTGCCGAATCCAAAAAGGATTCATTTACAACCATGTTAGAGTTAAATGCTGTGATATAAGTATTATATGCTAAAGTGTCTATTAATACTGAAAAGTTAGATCCTTCAAAGTCAAAATCCGTAAACGTAGAGTTGGCACGGAGATAATCTTTGATAGAAGTTTTTATCTGATCAAAATCTAGATTTGTATACTTTGTAAAAGGCATTTTATCTCGTTGCCTCTAGGAGGAATGAATATTCTTGTGTTGGAAACTCTTGACCTACAATATCAAAGATTACAGTTACATTAAATGTATTAGTATCTGGTTGAGGATCTACTTCAACAACTACATTATCAACTCTTTCTTCAAAATTTTCAATTGCGATTAAGATTTGATCCTGAATAATAGATGCAGTACCAAAATCTACAAATTCAAATAAACTTCTTCTTACATCAGAACCCAACAAAGAGTTAAAAAATCTCTCTGTTGGGATAGTTTCTACAATATTTCTTACCGCACGACGAATCGCATTCTCATTTTTTAGGATAGGTAAGTCTTTTGTCACAGGATGAGGCACAAAAGACAAGCTAATATCCTTAAATGATCTAGATATCCTTTGAACTGCCATTGGTAAAGAGTTTTCTTGATTTATTTATATCTTATTCCTGAAGATTCTTCATCCCAGACTTCAAATCATCGTGCATAATCTCTTGAATCACTCTTTCTTCTGGATCATCATTAGTTTTATGTGGTAATGACCAATAGTCTGAAGTTAAACTTGTTGTTCCCCACACTTCTCTCATAATTTCCTTGTTTCTATCGACTGGTGAATTTCCCATTTTGCTCCTGATTGCTAAAATCAGAACTTTTTGAGGGGTTTCTATCCCTTTTTTTATTTATTTTACCCAAAATCCTTTACGCAAATAATCATTATCAGTAATAAAATGATAATGATCTAAATTTTCTGGTTTTTCATTTTCCCAAACTGGGACTGCTTCTATATTATTATACTTAAAGTCTGGATTTTGTCGGAAATGTACTTCGATTAAGTTATTTCCTATAAATTCACAGTTTATCCACTCATAATCACCTACTAACGCATTTAAAATTGTTGGAAAATTGTGCTTATGGTCAATTTTTTCCCATTTTTTCCATTTATATAATGGTTCATATGAATCACGAGTACCTAGTACACTCAACTCCGGAGTTTTATTATAAAAATCAACACTAATATGATCTCCTTCAAAAACTTCACACCAAAATTCGGCAGGATGATATGCATCAGTACTCTTATAGATGTACTCAATACGAGAAAAACGTCCCATACCAAGTAGATTCATAGAAGGACGTACAATATAAAAGTCGGACTTAGGAACATCAGTCCCGACAGGACCACATGTATAACCTAACTTCCGACTTAGAATTAATTTATTATAAACCCAAAGGTCATCAGTATGAATTTGTTCCCATTCCTGATTTCCTTCTAGATACATTTATCGTCCTTGACCACGATACATCTTACGCTTCCCATTACGAGAAGTAGCTGCATACTTCGTGTGCTTTCCACTTCCTTGACGAGTCTTTTTGGGTTTCCCAGGCATAAAACCGTCTTTGACTAAACCAATCTTTGCACGTACTGCCATAATAACTTAAACTCCTTTAATAATTTTTGTTTCTAGATCTTGTGGTCTTGGACAACCTTTCTGATAATACTCTATCGAAAGATTCTCCATCATATCAAAGTATTCTTCTTCTGTCAATCCTTTATAAAGAACTTTTCCCTTATGGAGAATTGTATACTCTGTCAGTGTCATCAGATCACCCGAGTCTTTTCGTGTCCAACGCGAATGCGAGGATCACACCAAATCTCAAATCCTGCTTCCTTTGCATCCAGACAGAAACTTACATCTTCTCCACACATGTCCTGAACCTCTCCGGACTCAAAGACTTGCATCTTAGGAGCAAACCATGGATACTTCATGTTTTCGTGCTCAAAGACTCCATGCTTAATTAACAACCATCCAAATCCTGCATAGTCAACAGTAAATGGTTTGCGACGCTTGGAGATACTCTCACCAGTTTCATGATTCATCACTCCACCATTGTTACGAAAATCATCCTCTTCCATCCAATGTGCAACACTCGTGGTACGACCGTCCTCAGTCATATACCATCCACTCGCAATGTCCTGATCCATCAGAACTAACTGATAGAACTTCTCAGTGGTAAACACAATGTCACTATCAATCCATAACTGATAATCATACTTTAACTTACCGTCCCATGGAATCTGATCGGGTCCACGCAGCACATTTGCCCCAAGGCACTTGCAACGTGCGAAGTTTACCATCGAACTGTAATCTTGTGAAATCTGAATAC